GGATTAAAGATGAACAGGTGGAGCGTAGTGTGAAAGCGATACGCATATGTGATGATTGTCCTGTCAAATGGGATTGCTTACAGCAAGGTATCGAGCCCGAGAATTTACTATGGAGTATTGACGGGCACGGTTCTATATGGGGTGGCAGGCTTACATCTGAGCGTGCATTGATGGCAGGGTATCCACCGTCTCACAATATGATATTCAAAGAACAGCGTCACGCAGGGAATGTGAGGCGAAAACTTGGTAGAATTCTCAGATGAAAAAGAGAATGATAATCCTTGTACTTATGTTCATCTTTGCTTGGACTTTCCCATTGACTCACGATGTCCAGGTAAAGGTTAACATCGGTAAGTCTTTACCTAAGAAAGAAGTTAGGACACAGGCTACTTGGAAAGAGAAGCAGTACAATAAATCTATGGCTATGGAATATGCCAGGGCAGGGTGGGGTTGGGATAAGAGACAGCGAGATTGTATCTTTCGATTGTTTATGGAAGAGTCAAAGTTCGACCACCTAGCCGACAACCCTAGGTCAACAGCCTTTGGTATAGGGCAGGTACTCAAGGAGACAAGCAGAGAGCCTGAGATACAGGTACTCAAGGCATATAAATATATCGAGCACCGCTATTCCACGCCTTGCCAGGCGCTCAATCATCACCTGCGTAGAAATTGGTATTGATGTTCGACCTATACAACCTAGAGAATCCAACGATGGCGTGTATCTGTGGTTGTTTAATGTTCGAGATTACTGTAATGTGGGATAGCGAGACAAGAGAGGTAGGTTGGTATGACCTGCGACAGAAGTGTAAAGAGTGTGGTTCTGAATCGACAGCACCAACGCCGATTGATTGGGAGATATGATGCCAACATATGATTACAAGTGTGAAGTGTGTGGTGGTACGTTAGAGATACAACGAGAGTTCTCTGACCACACACAGATTATGTGTTGCCAACAGGCGATGCAAAGGATATGGTCAGCCCCGGCTGTTAAGTTTAATGGTCCGGGTTTCTACTCGACTGGTGGCTAATGAGAACTGAAGAACAGAAGAAGAAGCACGCTGAATATATGCGAGAATATAATAAGCGTAAGCCTGAGAAAAAGAAATCTTATAGAAAAAATTACAGGGAAAACCATAAGGCTAATCAACTTAAGGCTAAGTATGGTATCACTGTTGAAGAATATCAGGCTATGTTTGATAGTCAGGGTGGGGTATGCAAACTATGTGGACAGGAAGAAACGACTCGCATATCTAGGGGTGATGGCATAAGAAGTCTTGCGGTTGACCACGACCACAACACTGGCAAGGTACGTGGTTTACTTTGTCACCAATGCAATGTAGTATTAGGACAGTACGAGAAGCACAAAGATTTATTTCCAAAGTTTCAAGAATACTTAGACAGCACAGGAGGATAGTATGACACTGACACCAAATGATTTTTATGGTCGTTCGTGTGAAGTATCAGGTCACGTACTAGGTAACTACGAAGATACCAAACGCTGTATTTTTTGTGGTGAATTTGAAAGTCAACAGGGGGATAAGATGAATACAGTACAAAGTTGGAAAGAGATAGTCGAACTACATCACGCAGAGTTAATCAAAGATTATCCTGAAGTATTATGGGTTGACCCAGGTGAAGTGGACTACGATAGCAAGGAAGAGTAATGACTCACGAAGAATTGTTAGCGAAGATAGACAGTCTCAGTTGTTGCAGTGGTGCTCACGAACTAGCACTTCGTGCAGTAGTTGAATTGCATAAGCCATATGAATCTAAATCTTATGGATTACTTTGCAAACACTGTGACGAAGACCCATCTTATCCTTGTGGAACTATTCAAGAGATTGAGTCTGCTCTTCAGTAGGCTCTGAGTCCTCATCTTTATATGGCTTGAAGCCACCAATCTTATGGATTAGTTTCTTGATAGCACGCTTGTTACGCATACGAGCAGTGTCTTCTGAACCTAACTCCATCTCTTTAGCAATGTCATCAAAGTGCATAGCCTCTGCATAGCGTAGGAATAATAACTTCCTATCATCTTTGCTTAACTTCCAGAATCCAAAGTCAACTTCAATCATCATTGCCATAAGGTTGCCACCCTCATTGGGTGCGCTAGGTCTACCCGGTCTGCCAAGGTTTAACTGTGCTGTGATATTAAAATCACCACGCAATACAGAGGGCAACAGTGCCTCAACCATATCTGATTCATAGTAGAACAGGTCAGAGGTTTCATATCCACCTGACTTAGCCTTCCAATGCTGACAGTAATCTAATGCTTGGTTGCGTAGGCTACGATAGATTAAATTCTTTGCGTCTTTATCGCCTATCGCTTCCCATTCATTTAACTTATTGGGATGTTCAATGAACCACTGGTACAGTGATTGCTTGATGTCTTCAACATCTAACTCAAACTTACGGTGATATTCCAGGGCAACAGAGTCAACGACATAATCCCAACGCTCAATGCGTGACCACTCAATCATATAATCTTAAACCCTTGGTCTACATTGATGAACCCAACCATCTTCATCTTGTTATTCTTATTAGCGAACTCAGTAGTAGATGGCAACCACTTATCTGCCCACTCTATTTCCTTCAGGTCAAGCAATGCGAATGCCCAGATACCATCAGGTGTGGAGTTAACATACCAAGGGGCAAGACCCAACTTAGCAGACTCTTCAAGAAGGAAGTCATACTTCATCTTCTCAATCAGTAACTCAGGGTAGTGAGTGCGTCTGCACTTTAATTCTATAAATAGTTTAGCGTCTTGTGATACACAGTCGAAGCCATCATATACTTCGGGGGAGTGAGTGAGGTCGGGGAACTTCTCTGCCTTCAGCCAGTCGAATAGTTCCTGTTCCTTCAATTACTTATCCCACTTCCCTCGCAATACTAGCAGTCCAATTATACCATAGTTGGCTATGTCCTTGAAGGAATCCTCAAGAGGTTCGTTCTCTGCAGTGATGTTGCCTTGCTTAGTGAGGTTTACAATGCGGGCTATCTTGTCCCACATACGCACGATTAACCCATTGGTTGCACCGTAAGGTGAGTTGCTAATGTTCTTTGGTCCGTAGTCCCGGTGCTTCTTGATAAGCAAGTCACCTAGTTCCTGCATTACATCACGTACGTTTAACTCGAACTCCGCCCAGTTAGTATCGGAATGTGAATCGTAACCACTAGAGTCTTTTCTTCTAGGCTGTAACTCTTCACGTTCAGTCCTTGTTCTGCCAAGTGGGTTATAATCTGCCATATCTCTTCACGCTCCGCCTTCTTCATCTGTGTCCTTTGTTAGTAACTTCTCAATGCTGGCATCTAAGTCCTGCATAGCAGACTTGACTACCATATCCTCGACCAGTTCATCAATCATATCGAATCCCATCTCCGCTGCAAACAGCGTGACATAAGTGGACTGAGTGATTAGTTTAATCTGTTCTGGTTCTTCTGAATGGTTGTACATAAATCTAAGCAATGACCCCAACAATAATCTAAACCCATTGGGTAGCAAATAGTAAGGGTCGAACTCTTCATCATCATCCAGTGTGTGGTCTATCAATTCAAATGAGTTTTCAAATTGAGTCTCACACTCGTGGCAGTATGATTCAGGTGGTTCGTTAGGGTCAAAGTCGTTCAATCAAAGGTCCAACTTCTCGTGGAAGTATCCCGCTCCCGCTTGTACATACATAGAGTTTACGTCTTCTCCTTCTGGCAGTTGAACGATAGTAACTGGTAGTTCTCTGGCAAGACTCCTGGCGAACTCTGTGCCCGGTTGGTCTCCGTCTGCAAATACGAACACTCTTTCAAAGTCTGCAAGCAATCGTGTGTAGTGTCGCTTCCAGGAGTTAGCACCAGGAACTCCAATGCAAGGGATACCAACACAATAAGAGAGAGTAATAGTATCCAGTTCACCTTCGCACACCCCTATGAAATCTCCTGCTTGCTCAATGTCAAGCACATTGTACATTCTAGTTTCAGCACCAGTCATACCCATATACTTAGGTTCGACTGCGGGGTTAAGGCTTCTGAATCGTAAGTCTACTACACCTGTCTTAGTAATGTAGGGTATGGATAATCTTCCAGCGTATTGTTCGTGACCAACTTCAGGTTCCGAGACTACGCCTAATGACGCCAGACGTGCTACTTCCTGACTGATGCCTCTGCTTGCTAGGTAATCTGATGCCAGATGAATACTTCCCGCGTACTTGTTGCTGGCTTTGCCCAGTAATTCCTTCTGCAAATGTCCTTGCTTCATTAATATTTATTCCTTCCTGTTGCGCTATGATTTGTAAACTGTTGCCCTGAACGCCACAGGCAAAGCATATAAAGATATTCTTATCGAGGTTTGCGGAACCGGACTGGTGCGTATCTGAATGGAACGGGCACTTAAGGTTGACTTGCCCGTGTCCTTGTCTAAGGTTCGCACCATAATGGCGCAAGACATCTGCAATGTTTGGCAGGTCATTGTCAATCTTTATCACCGTACCCCGCATCTCTTAGTAACTTCACACCATCTTCTAATCTCATTAGCATAACCCAATCGCCAACAGACTTCTCGCCTTGTCCGTTAAGTCTTAGCACTACGATGCCAAGGTCTTTGCCATTCTCTCTGTCCTTTAGTTGTGCGATAGCAGCAGCGGGACTAAACCCTGAGCGAGCCTTGACTTCCCAGTCGATACCCACCGTGCCAGTTACATCACTACCTGTACGCCCAGCCCCAGTGCTTTCAGCAAAGGGGAATCCATTCTCAACTAAATAGTTAGCGAGAACTTTTTGTGTCCTGTATCCCCTATGTTTGCGCGACTGAGATGGCATCTATGTTGCGCTCTTATCCTTACGCAAGATACGTTGCGCCCAAGCAAGACCAGCGTTAAGTCCATCAGTCCACTCATCAGTGACAGGTACCTTGGCTGCTTCAATCTTTGCAATCAAAACTTCTGTCTCTTCTTTAATCTTAAGTACGATAAGTGCACGCATCTCCTGCGTTACATCATCTTCTTCTTCTCTAATCATATCTATCCATTCTCTGGTATGTCTTCGACATACATATATTCAGGGTTAAATGATAGCCAACAAGTTAGGTTAGCGTTAGCATCGGCACGACCATATCTATTCTTTACAGGAGCAATAGCCATAGAAGTACCAACAATACCGAGTGTGCATATAAGGGCAGGTAGTTGAGCCACCTTGCCTTGAAGTGCTGAGCGTGGTTGGCACGGAGTACCAAGTACACCTTCAGAAGTATGATGAAGAATAATAATCCCAGCATTAGTTGCACGAGCAAGATACTTCAACTCCTTCATAATCGCACGCATTGATGCAAACTCTTCTCCACCATCTGTTGCTATATCCATAAGGTTATCAACAAAGATAGCCTCAGGTGGTACACCCCATAGTTCCTCAAAGGCTTCAACCTCTTCGAGAATATCCTGCAGTGTAGGTGAAGATTCAAATGACCAGACGATATGGCTTGCTCTATGGAGCACAGCCTTAGTCCAGCCTGTATCTGTATTCATTAAGTGTTCAACGTCTGTCTGATTCTTGCCACTAATCATTGACGCAAGGCGCATAGCCATAGTGTGTGCGTTGGTATCTGCAGAAATATACAGAGTGGGAACGTGCATACGAAGGGCTAAAGCCAGTGCTAGAGTGGACTTTCCGACACCCGGTACACCTGCAAGCATAGAGACTTCTGCTCTACGAAATATAATTTTGTTAGCATCAAATGTTTTGAAGCAACTTGGTAGTGGTTCACCACCGATGTCTGACCTGCCGACACTTCTTACTAAAGTTCTCATTGACTTCTCCTGTCGATTAAGTTAGAAGTAGGGTAATCACCTTCCCCGATTAACTACCCTACTTCTAATTCTTATTTAGTTTACTGGCTTACATTGGTCGGGAGTACCCTGTGGAGTCGGGCACGCCCAGAAAGCGTAAGGCTTCCCAGTTGTCTTGCTCACTCCCTGTCGGAATATTCTCGCGCCGTGTACGCACGTTGGTGTCGTTGGCTGCCCCGATGCGGGCGGTGGGGTTTGTGGTGCTGCCCCACCGAACGGATTGCCCGCCGGGGTTGGAGTTGATGACCCAAACTGCGTTGTGTCTGTAGTGGAATTCGGCGTCGATAAAGGGCTTAGAGTGTAAGCACCTGCTACCTTCTTAGATACAGCAGCAATCTGAGTTGAGTAATCGCCAATGCCTTCTAGCAACACACTCAGTTCATCTGCGCTTCCAGCGCGTACGTTAATCAAATCACCGTTAGGTGACTTCATAGAAACTTGTAGTTTCCAGTCTTCGTTTGTCATTTGTGTTCCTTCTTTGTGAATTGGCAGTGTTCTTTTAAGCCACAGAAACTGCACGATTGTAGGTTCGGTAGAAATATACCAGCCTTGCGTGCTTTATCAAATCCATCAACAAAGTATTCAAGTGTGTCCAAGGTATATCTACTTAGGTCAATCATCTCTCCTGTCCCCGATTCACGAGACATCCAGTAGTTTCCTAGATTGACTGGAACTCCAATCATCTGCTCGACTCCTACTTTGTAGAAGCCTAACTGAAGGTCGGAGGTTGGTCGTGCACGTGAAGTCTTAAGGTCGACAATCACAAGTTGTCCGTTAACCTCAAAAATTCTGTCAATGAACATCTTCACTGGCACGCCTGCGATGACTGGGTTTAGTTCCAACTCGATGGCACGTGCACCTTGAGGTGTTGTCCAAATCTTCCAGTCAGGGTTGTTCTGTCTCCACTTGATGTAGTTGTCTACCCAAACGGAGCCATTGATATTCCACCAGTTACCGTCTTCCTTATTAGGATTTTCTTTGGTGGCTCGACCTGCTCTACGAGCAGTCTCAAGATTGAGTCCTTCTGTTTCTTTAGCCCAGGCTTTCGCCCACAATTCATTCGTTGTCGTAATCATACAACTCCGTTGCATAGTGGAAAGCACGCCCGCCTGCTGACCAGATGGATGGTTCCTCAGAAACCTTAAGTAGTCTACCTAGGTAATACTGATAACCACAGGTAAGGTAAGTTGTAAATGCTGAGTAAGAGATATGCTCAGGTAATTCGTAATCGTCTAACTTAATCATTGAGGAATTCTGCCAGGTAGTCAACCTCTTCACGAAGTTCCTGAACTGATTCTTGTAAGTCGTGCAATGCGAATGTAAGTTCTGCTAGAAGGTAAGCGATATCGTCGTGCTCTTCTTCGTGTTTCTTAAATGGATTCCACATTAGATTCTCCTGTCGTAGTTGTTTAGATAGACCCCCTCAGAGGACAGGAGGTGACTCAATGAGGGGACCTATCTAATATTCAGTTGATTGTTATTATATAATATATATTATATATAGGCGCCTTAGCGCCTTATATAGTATTATTATTTAAT